ATTCCGCATTTCGACCATATACACAACGGGCTTGATTTTGGCTATTCCTCCGATCCTAACGCATTGATACGCTGTCACCTTGACCGAAAGCGAAAGCGGATATATGTATTCGGCGAGGACGGACAAGCAGGTATGAATGACTTTGAGCTTGCGGCTATGTGCCGTCATAACTGCGGACGGGAATATATAGGCTGTGACTGCGCCGAACCGAAAACGATTGCCTTCTTGAACGAGGAAGGAATAAACGCTTACGGCGTACAAAAAGGCGCTGACAGTATCAATCGTGGTATTCGGTGGTTACAGGGTTATGAAATCATCATTGACGTACATTGTCAGCATTTCAAAAACGAGATTGAGCAGTACCATTGGAAAGAGGACAAGAACGGCGAACCTATGAAAGTACCCGTTGACAAAAACAATCATTGGCTCGACGCTTTACGCTACGCCTTAGAGGACGAGATAAACGAGGTTAAGGCAACCGCAGGAAAGAGAATTTAATTAACGAAAAACACCCCTTTTTGTGAATTGCAAGGCAAAATACGGGTGCTTTTTCTGTTTAATTACCATTTTGGAGGATTTATGCAAATTAACGTATTAGGTACGGAGTACACCATTGAGGAACGAACGCAGGACGAGGACAAAATATTAAGCGACGGTAACGACGGCTATTGCGACAAAACCGTTAAGCTGATCGTTATCGGTAATGATCCTGACAAAAGCGACTTGAAGGACTACGAAGATTATAAAAAGCTCGTTTATCGACACGAAATAATACACGCCTTCTTATACGAAAGCGGCTTACACGAAAGTTTTTCACACGAAACGGGACACGACGAAACCTACGTTGATTGGATCGCCGTACAATTCCCGAAAATCCTTGAAGTGTATAAAAAAGTGGGGTGTATATAATGTGTCCTCACGAATGGCGAAAAGTAAACGACGTTACCGTTTGTACCCGTTGCGGTATGACGAGAACAAAGAGCGGAAAAATCATTTTTGACCGTCAATTACCAAATTATAAACCGAAAAAGAGAGGTAAAAAGAAAAAATGAACAGCAACAGAACGAAAAAAGAATTGTACCCCGATTTTACAGCCGAAATTGATTACATCAACGAAAAAGGCGTGGACGAATTTGTCTTACACAAAATCATTACCAAACACAAAGGAAACGCCTTATATAACCGTAAGCTATATAAGAGGTACACAGTTTTAGAGGGAAGCGTCCCCATTTTTGAACGTAAGCCTCGTTTTGGCGATCAGGACGACATAAACAATATGATTAACAACGACTTTTTCGGCGAGATTGTGGACTTTAAGACAGGGTATTTTGCAGGAAAGCCCCATACATACAGTTATGCAAAGGGCGACGAGGCACAGGAGGACACGGGCGGCGAAAATGCTGTAAAAGAGGCGTCAAGGACTGTTACCGACTTCACAACCCGAAACAATATGTACGGTTGTGATATGGATATAACAAAATTTGCTTCAATTTGTGGTTACTCAGGCAGATTGTTTTATATTGATAAGGACGGTAACGAGCGTTGTATGCCGACACTTGCACACGAAACTATTGTTTTGTCGAATACGAATATTGCCGAGCCTGAATATTCGGTACGTTATTTCAGCAAGCGAGATATTAACGGCGTCAGGGTGTGGAAAGCCGAATTTTACGACGACAAGTATATTTATTATTTCGAGGGTGGCAAGTTAAGCGCTCTGAAATTCATTAAAAAACAGCTCCATTGTTTCGATTATTGCCCGTTACAGGGAATAGCGAATAATAAGGAGCTTATAGGCGACGCCGAAAAGGTTTTAGCTCTTATAAACGATTACGACAAGGTTCTTTCCGATAACTCAAACGAGATTGAGGCGTTTGTACACGCTTATCTTATCTTTGAGGGAATTTCTATTGAAGACGAAGAAATAAACAAAGGTAAAAAAGCAGGCGCTTTTAAAGTCCCGTATAAAGGCACACAGCAGGGTAAGGTTCATTTCCTTACCAAAGACATAAACGACGCCTTTACCGAACACCATTTGAAACGTACTGAGGATAATATATACAGGTTTTCAAAGACGCCGAACCTCAACGACGATACCTTCGGAAATGCAAGTGGAGTCAGCCTGAAATTCAAGTTACACGGGCTTGAAACAAAGTGCGGAATGTTTCAGGCGAAAATGATGGACGCCGCACAGTATATGTGGAAAGTCCTTGCGTCAGCGTGGAAAAAGAAAAAAATAACTGTCGATCCCGTACACGTTACAATAGACTTCAAACGTAATTTCCCGTTAGATATTATTAACGAGGCGCAGGCGGCGCAAATTCTTATAGCGGCAGGCTTACCAAAAGAATTAGTATATAGTCAGCTTTCATTTGTGGACGACGTGGACGACGTTATGGAGAAAATAGCCGCCGAAAAGGAGGACGTTACAAGCCTGTATGAAACTATACCCGACGACGAGAGCGACGACACAACCGAACCTGAGAACCCCGACGGCGAGGAAACGGACGACGATCAAGACGAAAAGAACAAAAAGACGGAGTAAGGGGGCTGTTTTAAGTGCCTAAAGCTAAACAGTCGCTTAATGACCTGTTATATGAGGTTAAGCGTATCGAAGAACACAGGGTAACGCTGTCCGAAAGCAAGGTACGCAAAATATATAAGCAGTTGATGAAGGAGCTTACCGCCTTTGTCGGTGAGGAATATGTAAAATATGCGGACGCCGACGGCGTTTTAACCTTCTCGACGCTTAGGGACAGAGCAAGACAAGCCCGTTTTATAGAGGAAGTCGCCGCAAAGGTAGACAGCATAACACCCGAATTACACGGCGAAATAATGGGGCTATGCGAAAAGACCTATAAAAGCTGTTACGAAGGTATGGGAAAAGCCGTGCGTTCGGCGTCTAATACCGAGGAATTGGCAAAGGTAGTAAAGGGCGGACTTGTAACGCCTGACGTGGTTAAACAGTCGTTTGATAACAGTATATCAAAGCTCACGCTCCCCAATGCGCTTGAAAAGCACCGTCAGGAAGTTATTTACACCGTAAAGCAGGAGCTTTCAATCGGGCTTATCAATGGCGACAGATACGAGAAAATGGCAAGGCGGCTTACCGACAAGCTCGACATAAGCTACGGCAAGGCTACACGCATTGTCCGCACGGAAAGTCACCGCAATATTGAGAGCGGTTTTTTTGATTGCGCCGAAAGATTAGCCGATAAAATGGAAGGTAGCGGACTTGTTTCTGTTTGTACTTGGCGCACAATGAAAGACGACAGAGTACGTCCGAACGTCCGCCGCAAGACGAAAAAAGGGTGGAAAACATATAAGAGTAAGAACGGTGCGGATCACGTCGCTATGGAAGGAAAGACCGTCCGTGTTGGTGACTTCTTTGTTTTTCCCGACGGCGTAAAGACGAAAGCACCGTCAAAGAGCGGCGAGGCTCGACACGATTGTAATTGTCGCTGTTTCCTCGAATATGATGTTATGACCGAAGAAGAATTTGCAAAGGTAAACGCAAATAAAACGGAAAAGACAAAAACTGTTTCGGATAATACCGATACAGGCGAAAAAGAGGATTTAACAGAGCGCAGGCGACAGAGATTAGCACAGAGGGATAAAAAGGGTGAAAAACAAGCTGAAACAGTTATAACACCCGAATATATACAAGAAAAACACGGCGTCGCTGTTGATATATCAGCCGCAGGCAAAAACGGAGCTGAGGCGCAAAGGAGCTTGGAACATTTAGACAGGCTATTAACTGAATATGACAGTACAATGGTTAGTTATAGCGTTGTGCCGTCTGTTTTTGGCTCAGAAGGCGGATCAGCCTATATGCTAAACGGTAAAACAGCGGTACAGGTTCAAGGTAAAGCGCTTCGTGTTGTTAGAGCGGCAGATGATTTAGGACTTGGAGAAAATCAGCCGTTAGGAGTTACCTATCACGAATTTGCACATACCTTGTCACAAAGCCGTGAGAAAATGACGCCTGAGTTTTGGAAAGAAATTCGACAAGTGCACAGAGAATATAAAAAGGCGATTTATGACGAAGGGAAAACCGAGCTGAAAATATCGTTGTATGCGGACAAGGACGTTGACGAATTTTTCGCAGAAGCGTTTACACAGGCTAAATTATCGGAGGACGCTTCCCCTTATGCTAAAAAAGTGCTTGAAATAACCGATAAATACTTTAAAAAACCTGTTGCAAAATCGGCTGAAAGTGGTATAATAAAGTCAGACATAATCATTCCTCGGAGCGTTGGTGCGGCAGGGAGAAACTATCCTGTACAATTACCAAACGGAAATCACGCAAAACTTGTCGAGGGAACAAAAATTACAAAGGTCAAAGCGTTTGCAGGAAAAGGGACTAATACTCCTATAAGGGACGCCGTTTTCTTGGAAAATGATTATGGAATACCTGCGGAAGAATGGCAAAAAGTGCGTGGAAATGCTTATGTTATTGTTGACGGTCAGAAAAGGCTTGCCGAAGTGCATTGGTACGAGGCAAAAGGTCAGCGAGTAAAAATGAAAGTAAAGAGGTATATTAAAAATGAAAGTTAAATATATCGGTACAATAAGCGATCCGTTAGAGCTGATAAGCGGCAAGGAATACGAGTGCTTAGGCAAAGAGGATAACGCTTACAGGGTGATTGATGAAACAGGAGAAGATTATTTATATCCTGCAAGTCAGTTTGAAATCGTAGCATAACCGTCCTACTGAGTGTGGGGCGGTTTTGTTATGTAAAAGTACACAAATATTCTGCTCTTTTTTATGCAGTATTTTTATAGTCAAAAAAGTTTAATAATGCTAAAATAAGTATAATGGGTATAATGCAATATGTAATGTACTCATAGGGAATTTTTCTCCTTTTATTTGTTTCGGCAATAGAATTAGCGGCAGAAATGCCGCTTTTTTTATTGTCGCCCCACAAAGAATAAGCCTTAACGGGCTATTCGGACGTTTCTATATGGAGCGTCCTTTTTTTATGCCTTCTATACGGAGGCGCAACTAAATTCTATATGGATTTTTTAAGGAGGACAAAGTATGAAAATCCACAGAAACCTACTTGACGCCCTTTTGGGTGACGACCTCGAAGCAGTACAGACACGATCCCGACGTCGTTCTATGTTGCCGATAGATATACAGTTGTTTTCTAACGGCGGCGCAGGCGGCGACGGCGGAAGTGACGGTACAGGTGACGGAGGAAACGGCGGCGACGGCGGCACAGGTTCAGGCGGTGCGGAAGGCACAGACGGAGCAGGTGGCGACGACAACGGCAAGGACGACGATCTCGAAACAAAGATTGAAAAGCTCGCACAGTCTAAGGCAGACAAAATGCGTGCAAAAGAGCGCAAAGAGTTTGCCGAGATGAAAAAAGAGCTTGAAAAGCTCCGCAAAGAAAAGATGTCGGCTGACGAAATCAAAGAGCTTGAAATGAAAGAAAAGGAAAAAGCCCTTGCTGAAAAAGACAAAGCCCTTACCGAAAAAGGAAACCGTATTTTTGCAATTCAGGCGATAAAAACCGCAGGCTTAGACGACGGCGGCGACACTTCGGCGCTCGTTGACCTTGTTATTGCAGGCTCGGACGTAACCGAGGACAGCATAACAGAAAGAGTAACAGCTATTAAGGGTTATTTCGACAAAAGAGTTGCGGCAGAGGTTGACAAAATCTTTAAGGAAAACGGCAGAAATCCTAACGGCTCAGGTAGCGGTTCAGGGGATAAAGACGGCGACGACAGTATAGCCGTTAAACTCGGCAAGCAGAGAGCCGAGCGAAATAAAAAGTCTAACGACGCATTAAAATTTTACGGAATAGGAGGCTAAAATAATGCAGTTTAAGACAACAGCGGTTAATTCAAGCGTAAACATTCTCGCTAACGATCATTTCGTAGCAGTCCCTTATGACTGTTCGGAAATCACCGCAAATTCAGACGGCGTTATTTCTGCAGGCACAATCCTTCCTGCGAATGACGCAACCGCAAAGGGAGTATTACTCAGGGACGTTAAGAAGGACGAGAACCCGAACGGCGCTCTTGTAATTCACGGCTTTATTGAAAAGAGCAAACTTCCCGTTGCACCCGAAAGCGGCGCATATTCAGCGCTCAAAGGTATTACTTTCCTTAACAAAGGTACAGTAACAACCGAACCGACTTACGTTTATACGGCAGTCCCCAAAGTTTATACAGAGGTTGACAGTCCCACAGGCAACCCCTCTA